TGTTGGGTGTGTCTGGCAGGATGAAGTTTTAATCATGTATCTACAAAACTTCGACTTTTCTGAGTTCAAGAACAACACTATACAAGACACTCAAATCTTCCCAAAATCCCTATCAGAGCAAGAACTCATCACCCCAACTAGAGGTAACTAATATGGTCCATAGACCTGACATTATCGGAACCATCTACAACAATGATGCTAAGTATGACGAAGAAGGAAACATGACAAAGAAGCCAACTAAGCAAAAAGGCTTTCATGTGAACTTCATACAAGAAGTGCCTGAACTTGAACAGTATAAATTAAATCCGCAACCAACAAATCCAATGCGAGTGTATGCTGGTGGTATCAAGCCAGTTGCTTATAAGTTTCCGAGCAAGAAAAAGTTCAAAGAGTACTTTCCAGATTCAGAGCAGGTGTAACACATGTCAAAATAGCTGCTGAAGCTCAGGTTGTGGTGGAGATGCTGTTTGGACTTTCGCTTATAAAGCAATAGAAATCTTACAAGAGATAACAACGTTTGAATGGCCAGAGCTATAAGCCGTATAAATAAAAGAAACAGATATAAAAGGTAAGGACATAATGCCTGCAATTTTGACTAATAAGCTAAGAATTACTAACGGCGATTACTTTCAGAATGATATATCGGAGATTCCGACGTATCTTTATATTGGAAGAACAACTGCATGGGGTGATGAACAGTTACCACCTGATGCTGTTGATTCTACTAATGGTCGTGCAGATGCTCTTCAAGAAGTTCAGGCACTAAAGCGAATTTACAGCTCTGACATTATTTCAGTTGCTCAGCGTTATGACTGGACAGACGGCGATGTGTATGATGAGTATACTGATGTCGCCAACATGATTGATGACAAGAATCCGGTAACTAACGAATATTACAAGTTCTATGTTGTCACTGATGAGTTCAATGTCTATAAGTGTCTATCCAATTATAAGAGATCGCAATCAACAACAAAACCATCTGGAACTTCTACGACTCCATTTACAACACCAGACGGTTACATTTGGAAGTTCATGTATACGATCAAATCTCCTGACGTATTCAAATTCATGACTCCAAACTGGATTCCATGCTATAATGTTGCATATAATGATAATAGCATTCAGTGGCAAGTACAAGATGCTACAGTTCCAGGGTCTATCGAGCACATAGCAGTGGTTGAAGACGGAGCTGAGTATGTTTCTACTGATCTTCCAAACGTCACGATAACAGGTGATGGAACGGGAGCTACCGCAGTTGCAGAAGTTGATGATTTAACAGGAACAATTGATCGTATCGTTGTAACGAATGCAGGAAGTGGATATACAGAAGCAACTGTTACATTAAGCGGGTCAACTGTAGGTGGTGGAGCAACCGCTCGTCCAGTTATTAGTCCAAGAAATGGTCATGGCTCAGATGCTAGATTAGAACTTGGTGCGACTCATAAAATGGTAAGAACAGTTATTGATGGTGATGAAGGTGGAGATTTTCCAACAAACATTGACTATCGTATCGCTGGTATTCTAAAAGAGCCACGATCAAATGATGCAGGTGTTGCACTCGCAATCGCAAGTACAAATCTATTCTCTGCTGGAGAAACTATTACAGGTTCATCATCAAGTGCAACAGGAACGATTAGATCAGTAAGTAGCATTGACAATCTAATATATGTTGAGTCTGTTTCTGGTGTATTTGAAAATGGCGAGACTGTTTCATCACAATCATATAACTTAACAGCGGTGTTAGACATTCTAAATGATGATAATATTCCGATCACTTCGGCTACCGCTCCTTCAAGTGGATATAAATCAAACAGTGGAGATATTTTGTTTACTTCTAATCGCACATCGGTTTCAAGAAATACAAACCAGATAGAAGAAATAAAACTAATCATCAGTTTCTAATAAATATCAAAAAGTTTTGAAAATAGGATTCAATAATGACAGAAGTCGATAAGTCAAGATCACCGTACTTTGACGATTATAACCGTGATGATAACTATTACGAGATGTTATTTCGTCCAAGACGTGCAGTACAGACTCGTGAATTGAATCAAGTTCAGACAATGTTCTATGAGCAAGTTAAACGCTTTGGTGAACATATATTTGAAGATGGTTCAGTTGTCATTCCGGGTGAATCAAACTATGACCTAGAACTAAGCTATGTTACTGCAAATATCAATAATATATCTTCTGTCATTGATGTTCTAAGTAGTGACGGAGTAGAACTCAAATCATCTAACGGTGTTTCTGCTCGTGTCAAACTATTCCGTGAAGAATCTGGTGGTGATCCATCAACATTCTATATTGAATATCTTAATTCTTCTGATGATGCTTTAACAACAAAGTTTCAAGCAGGAGAAACAATAGACATCATTTTCAACGGTAATACGATTACTAATGCTAATGTTATTGGTGAAGGTGTTGCTTCTAAGTTTACAATCAACAATGGTGTCTATTATATCAACGGTCGTTTCGTTCTAATTGAGCGTGAGACGGTTCTTCTTGATAAGTATTCAAACACACCATCAAAAATCGTATGTATCATTTATGACGAAGAAGTTGTAACTGAGACAGATGACGATTCTCTGTTTGATAATGCTCAAGGTACTCCAAACTTCTCAGCACCTGGTGCTCATCGACTTCGTGTCAACACAAAGCTTGATGTATTTGATCTTGCAGACATTGATACAATTCCAGATAATGCTGTTGAAATCTTTCGTATTGATGAAGGTGAAATTCAGCGTAAGTATCGTGGCCCAGAATATAACATTCTTGAAGATGTTCTTGCACAGCGTACATTTGAAGAGTCTGGTGACTACACGGTTAAGCCATTTAAAATAGGCTTTGCTGAATATGGTACTGTGTTTGAAAATACAGATGAAGACAAGTTTGTTACACAGCTTGACCCAGGTATTGCATACGTAAAAGGTTTCCGTGTTGAGTCTCTTTCTAAAATCAACATCGAATCAAATAAAGCACGTGCAACAGGAATTCTAAACAACAGCTCAATTTCTGCTGGTTTGGGTTACTACATTAACGTTGATAATCTTAGCACAATTCCAGATATCAATACTTATCAAGAAATCGAATTTCAAGATACTGCTGTAACTACACCAGGAAATAATCCAGGTGGTTCTGTTCTAGGTACAGCACGTGTTCGTTTGATTGGTGATAATGAAGATGGATCATACAGACTTTATTTGTTTGATGTAAAGAATGCATCAGGTAATCGTTCTACTGGATTCATTGGAAATGTTCAAAGTGTTTTCTCATCAAGCAGTACAACATTTACTGCTGGTGTTTCTGATCCTACAATCCAAGAATCTGGTAATAACAGTCTAGTATTTCCAACAAATGTTGAATTTGCAAAATCACTTAAGAATCAATCTGGTATATCTGATACTTCATTCTCTACCGTTAAGCAGTTTAATGAAACAACTGATGCTAACGGCGTTGTGGTACTTACTGCTCCAACGAATGAAATCTTCATTCTTCAAGATCCAAGATACGCAGTAACTATATTCACTGACACTAATCAGTACTACAATATCTCCGGTGATGTTACATTGGGCGGTAATCCAAACGGTTCTATCATCACAATTGATTTTGGTAATGGTAACTCCGGTCGCCCTGTTAGATTTTCTCTGCAAGTAGCAAAAGAGCAAGTCGTTCAACGTGTTAAGACTCCAACAACTAATAGTGTTGTTGGATCATTCAGTAATGGGCAGCTTTCACTAAATCGTGCTGATGTATATCAAATAGACAGTGTGACTGATAACAATGGTGTAGATGTAACAGATCAAATTCAATTGTTTACGAATAAGACTCGTTCATTCTACGGTGTTTCATACGTTGAAACAAATGTTACTATTGCACAACCAATCACCGTTAACTATACTTACTTTGCTCATAGCTCAGGTGATTACTTCGGTCCTGATTCATATGACGATCTTGATTATGAAGATATTCCATCAGAGAATGGTGTAAGACTATCTGACGTGTTGGATTTCCGCCCACGTCTAGCAAATGACGGACAAGACTTCACTGGAGCTGGTTCAAACAAAGGTGATATTCCAACTCCTTATACAATCATTCGTTCAGACATTGAACATTATCTTCCAAGAAAAGATAAGGTATATGTTAAGTCTAATGGTAACTTTGGTGTTGTTGAAGGTGTTCCTTCTCTTGATCCAAAAGAACCTGCTGATCCGTCTGATTCAATGATTCTTTATAATCTTGATGTTCCTGCTTATACTTTCTTGCTTGATGACATCCAAGCAATCAAAGAAAATAATAGAAGATACACAATGAAAGACATCGGTATTATTGAAAACCGTCTGTCTAATGTTGAGTACTATACTTCATTGAATCTTCTAGAGCAAGAAGCTGAAAGCCAACAAGTTATTGATCCGATCACTGGTAATAATCGATTCAAAAACGGATTCCTAACAGATCAGTTCGTTGATCATAGTGTAGGTGACTTTACATGGTCAGGATATCATGTATCAATGGAAGATGAAGGAGAAATGCGTCCTGAATTTTCATTGAATGCTGTTGATCTTGAAGAGAATCTATCTGCATCTTCTAACGTTGTGATCAATGATGGTATTGTTACGTTACCTTATGAACATGTATCATTCATCAAGCAGGGTCTACGTTCTCGTACACTTAACGTTAACCCATACGCAATTTACAGATGGTCAGCTGAAATTACTTTGAATCCTTCTGTTGATTCGTGGATTGATACAAGATACACTCTTCCTGATGTTACATATCGTCTATTCAATAATGGTAGATTGACTCAGACATGGAACTCTTGGTTCTTGTTCTGGTCGGGTGGTACAAGAACGTCGTCTTCTTCT